ACAGTTTGTCATGACAAGTAGTTTATATTACTACTTTGTCACGAAGAATTACTGGAACTGAAGTGGACGATGTATAAGATTTATACTTTTCGAAACAGTTCATAGTTGAAAGTTTATCTTTCATTAGTTCATATACAATATCATGATTGTAAGTAAAAGTTTTACCTGATTTGAAAGTTACTTCAATGATTTGATTTTTTCCAATTAAGGATTTTCTGACGACGAATCGTTTTGATTGTAAATTTGACATAGTTATTATATTTAAGTTATTATTATTATTTATTAGTTACATTATTATTATCCAATACATATCGTATTTAGTTTGTAATATTTATTTGTTATTAAAAAGTGTGACATTAGGGTATTAAGCTAAGTATAGTAAGGGGCTATTGTCACAGTTTTACAATAGTTTGTATTGACATCTTTGAAAGTAATACAGTTCAGTTAGTATACATTCTGGCATTACATTTTGTATAATTACTTCTGGATTTTTTAGTAGAAATAATTCAATTGACTGTATGTATTTAATTCGTTTCATAGTTATTATTGTTTGTTACTTACATTATTATTATCCAATGTACTTCGTATTTAGTTTGTAATAAAAAAGCATAAATGCTAGAGAAATATACAGTAAAAAATCCCGATATATACGAAAAATGGTTGAAAAATACAGCCGGGGGTGGTCTAGAGATTGCGTTTTTCCTCTCCGAGGACGTTCCCGTAGGAGAAATATAACACCATACCCCCAGATATGTAACATTTTTTTTAAAAAGTATGACAATAGGCTATTAATATATAATAGTAAGGGGCTTATGTCACATTATTGGTAAATAAACGGCGATATGTGTAAGTATATATAGATATGGAAACACAACGATTTATGGGTTCCGGGCAATTAGTCGATAGACTTACAGCTCAGGTTAGAGATAAAGGCTTTGCTATAGCGTTATTAAAGAAACGTGGCGATATGACAGCTGATGGTAAACTGACAGCTAAAGGAGAAGAAGCGAACGCTATGACAGCTGAGCAAAGAGCCACTAAGAGAGCGTCAAAAAAGTCAGGTAAACCCGAATATTTATATACATACAATCCATTAACAAACACATCGACACTAGCATAAAAAATAAATAAAAAATGGCAATAGCACAAAAATACCCAATAGGCACACCTAAGTCCAGCGACTTAATAATAGGTACATCGATACCAGATCCTAATACAAACGACGATCCAAAAACTGTTAACTTTCCAGTTAGTAGTATATCAACACTAGTTGCAGCTGAAGTTCCACAAGGTCCAATAGGTCCAGCAGGTGCGGATGGCGCAAACGGTACAGATGGCGCAAACGGTATTAACGGAACTAACGGAACCAACGGAGCGGATGGGGCAGACGGAGCACCTGGCGCTAATGGAGCAGATGGTGCTGACGGACAAGATGGAGCTCAAGGTCCTGCCGGTGCGGATGGAACATCTATAGAAATACAAGGAACTAAACCTACTGTGGCTGATTTACCCGCGACAGGTAATACGGTTGGTGATTTGTGGATTATAGATCAAACCGGTGGTGGTGCTACAGCTGGTGATGGCTATGTTTGGACTGTAGGAAATACTTGGTTAAACATCGGGCCTTTAAGAGGACCTCAAGGAATTCAAGGTACTGCAGGTACTAATGGAACAAATGGTACGAACGGTACAGATGGTGCTCCTGGAGCAACTGGTCCTGCTGGTGCAGACGGTGTGGACGGTGTGGACGGTACGAACGGTACTAATGGAGCTCCTGGAGATACGGGAGCACAAGGACCTCGAGGAATACAAGGTATTAAAGGAGACAAAGGTGACCAAGGTGATCAAGGTGTGGCTGGTGCAGATGGAGCTGATGGCGTTGTACAATCAGTAGTTGCTGGAACAAACGTAACTGTAGATTCTAGCGATCCTGCAAACCCGGTAGTAAGCGCTAACGTCCCTTTTGGATTAACAGGCTCTGGTACAATTGGTACTTTAGCTATATGGACTGGTTCTACTGAACTAGGTAATAGTTTTTTACAGAAAGGAACTAACGCAGAATCAATACAAACCTCTAACGCTACTGCTAGCGGATCAAGCTCAATAGCTTTACACCAAAATGCGTCAGCAACAAACACCTTTTCAACAGCTATAGGTTTTGGTGCTTTAGCTTCTAACCAACACAGTGTAGCTATTGGTATTGGTGCTAGTGCGACTGGTAACCAATCTATGGTTTTTGGGAATGCAAGTACAGCAAGTGGAGCTAGCTCTATGGTTATAGCAGGTGTGGGTTCGTCTGCCACTGGAACTCACTCTGTGTCTAGCGGTCTTGGAACAGAAGCTCATGATTACGGTGAAACTGTTTTTGGGCTTTATAATAAAATAAGCACCGGTAGTCAAACATCAAGGCCGTTTTCTCCAAAAAACAATATATTTGTAGTAGGTAATGGAACTAGCCCATCAACTAGAACAAACGCTCTTGAGTTAAACGACGACGGTGAATTAACTCTTCCTTTTTACGGTGACAATACTAGACTTAATAAACTTGGACTTACTTTCGAAGCTGTTACTGGGAAAATTATATCGGCAGATTCGCCAAACTACACGCAAGGTGAAGTTATTTCAGGATCATCGGGGGGATCAACAACACTAGACACCGACACGCCGGGTATAGTATTTTTATCGTGGAGTGGTGCAGATGGCACGTTCACGGTAAACCTTCCGGATACATTACAACCATCGGTTAACTTTAATTCTTTTTACAATAGAAAATTTAAGTTCGTTTTAAGTTCTAATTTTAGCGGAGGTGGTAAAGATGTAGTTTTAACCCCTTTTTCAACCCAGAAAATAAATGGAGTATCTTCTTACACTATACCAAGCGCCGCATATAATGTCATTGAAATCTGGAACCGCGGCGGCGAATGGATAATAATATCTAAACTTACATAAAAATATATGGCTAGAATTAGCGCATACCCAAAGAATTTACCTGTACAACCAGAGGATTATTGGATTGGAACAAGAGCTAAAAATCTAGTTACTAGAAACTTTACGGCTGAAGCTGTAGGTGAGTATATAAATATAACTGGGACTATATCTATATCTGCATGTATGTTATACAAGTTTGAGATATCAGGTGCAGGTGAGGGTGATATAACAGGTGTACCAAACCTTACGCAGTTTTCAGATATAACATCGTTAAATATAAACGTTGTTGATATCAGCGGTCAGAATACAGTAGGGTTTCTAGAATATATAGTGGGTACTGAAATACTCATTAGTGAACAAGATGAAATAAGTACGTTTGGCCATTATAATATAGAATCTTATACTCAAATAGGTACAACTACTTTTTACACTTTAAACCTAACATTTATAGGTGGTAGTGGTTATATTGAAAAGAAGAAAATATATAACGCATGTTCGTTTGTTTTATCGGACACAGATACAACTTATGATTTAGACTCAATTCAAAATGGGCCTAACTCAGATATAAGACTTATAGGTAGCGATTCAACAACTGACATCGTAACTTTAGAAGCTGGAACCAATGTAACATTAACTAACACGGGTAATAATATACTGATAGATGTAGTTGACATGGGTGATAAAAACTACGTACACAATCAACCAGTAGCTAGCATAACTTGGACAGTACAACACAACTTAGATAAATTCCCTTCATGTACTATGGTTCTTTCTACAGGACAACAAGGTTATGGAGATGTAAATTTTATAGACGAAAATAACTTAACAATAACATTTTCCGGAGCTGTTTCCGGTAAAGCATACATAAACTAACTATGGCAATACCTTTTTTAAATAACCTAGACATTACCGACAATCAGTTGCTTAATGCTAAACTACATGTAAACCCTTCGGCTCCTACAGCAGCTGCTGGTCAAATATATTTCAACAGCACTGAAAATGTAGCTAAATACCACAATGGCACATCCTGGGTGGATATACCAAGAAAAATATCAGTCGGCGGAACTAGTTTAGCTTATTCTCAAGCTATAAACTTAGTGGCCGGGGCAAACATAGGCATTGCAGAGGCTTCAGGTGTAATAACAATTTCCTCAACAGTACCTTCTAATATAGTGGAAACATTTAGTAACAATAACACAGGAACGTATGTAGCTTATGGTGTTACAAACACGAGCGCGACAGGTAATGTGAATATCGGTGAAGTTGATTTAACAGCTGTAGACGGTACTGCTATTGCAGGTGAAAGATATTTAACCAAGTCTAACACCTGGGCTACTGTAGCTAGTATACCTGGAACATATTCGTGGACTGTAGCTGGAGATTCAGGCAGCGAATCTGTGTCGAGTGGAGATACAATTGAATTTGCTGGTGGTACAAATGTTACCACGGCTTATGACTCAGTTTCAAACACACTTACTATTAACTCAACAGATCAGTTTCAGGGTACACTTACTAGTATAACTGAAGGTCCTGGTATTACAGTAACCGCGTCAGCTACATCACCTACCGTAGCCGTAGATTACTTAGGCTCTGATAACTATTTACTAGAAGCTGGAGTTGCTACAGTTGCAGGCTCAGAAGATATAATAAACTTTAGCGACGACACTGATAGTAATGTAAAGAAAACTACTTTAGGTACTATACCCGTAAACTCTTTAACTTTAGTAAAGAACTACATCGACAACTCTGTATCAGGAGGTGTTTACTACCAAGGTGGTTATAACCCTGTAACTGATTTAACCTCACCGGGCAACTATGGTCTACAAACACCACCAAATCCTAATATTATAGAAATTGGTTGGATGTATACTGTTACAGCTGATGGAACTTTCTTCGGTGAGCAGGTTAGAGTAGGTGATGTACTTATTGCTGAAATAGACGCGCCTACTTCATTATCAGATTGGACAACTGTTCAAAATAACATAGACTTAGCAACTAGCCTTGTGGTTGGGCTTGGAAATGTGGTACCTGGATCTAGTAACACTATAACTGCTCCATATTCTAGTGGAACTGCTACCTTAGACGTTGTTGATTCAACACCTACACAGAAAGGTGCTGTCATTGTTGACGCTGGTACTGGTATAAGTGTTTCATACGCTTCTGGTACAGCTACGGTTACAAACACACAAACTAACTCAGCTAACACCTATGCTGAAACAATTACAGACACAGATTTAACAATTGATCACAATTTAGGTACAACTGACGTAATGGTTCAGCTATACGATATAACAACTGGAGAAACAGTTTATGCTGACGTAGATAGAATTAGTACTTCTAGAATTGGTGTTACGTTTTCAGCAACACCAACTAATTCAGTTAGAGTATTAGTACAAAAAATAGGATAATAATAAAATTTAATACATGAAGTTTAAGAATTATATTGAAACTGAGTCTGGTATAAAAGACACAAGCACTTCTCCGGGTACCGCTGGTCAATTGCTGTCTTCTACAGTCGCCGGCACGTCTTGGATAGATCAAAATACGATTTCTTCTGGAACATCAGAAGTTATAGATATACAGGTAAAAAATATATCTTCAGCAGATGGCGGTGTCAATTTATCTAAAGGAGATCCAGTTTACATATATGGAAGCGTAGGTTCTTCAGCTAGGCTTTATGTTGATTTAGCGGATGCTGATTCTACAGCTACCAATAACTTAGGCGATAGTAAAATGCCTTGTGTTGCTTTACTAGATCAAGACTTATCTCCAAACGGAGAAGGGACAGCTACTGTTGTTGGTAAGTTAAGAAACTTAATTACAAATCCAATAGATGGAGATGTTCCAAATGAAAACGACACGGTTTATGTGAAATCAGGTGGTGGACTTACTTTAACAAAACCAACTGGCTCTACAAATCTTATACAAAACGTAGGTCAAGTAGGTAGAGTTAGCACCTCAAACGACGGTAATATAGTTGTAGCTGCTTTGCTTAGATCTAATGATGTGCCTAACTTACCTGAAGGTAGAATATGGGTTGGTGATTCAAACACTATAGTTTCAGATACAGTTTACTTAGACGAGACTAATGAAAGAATGGGGATTGGAACGATTATTCCAAGCCAGGAACTTCACGTAGATGGAAACGCCAGGTTAACTGGTCTATTTTATGATGGATCTAACTCTGGTGGCACTTCAGGACAAATACTATCTTCAGACGGAGGTCAAACCGAGTGGATAGACGGGTCAGCTATACCAGGTGTTCCAGCAGGATCAGGTACTATAAACTACCTAGCTAGATGGACACCTGATAATGACACTTTAGGTATTGGAGTTACTTATGATAACGGAACAAACGTAGGTATTGGAACAAATATTCCAAACTCCAAACTACAAGTTGATGGTGAAATTGACGCCAACGGTGACGATGGTTACAGAATAAATGGAAAACCTTGGGCTGCTGAAAGTTCTAACAACTTAAGGTTAGGTGATTGGGATGGTGAAGGTTTTACCACTACTATATACGATGACACTTCAGCTCCTGTAGTTATAGTTAAACAAAGCAATGTAGGTATTGGAACAACTACTCCTGGTTATAATCTAGATGTTTCAGGAGATGCATATATAGATGAAACTTTAAATATAGAAAGCACAATATCTGGAACTCCTTTTCGAGGGTACCCTGCGGTAGGTGCTGGAAATTTAGTTGTTGGTGGAATGAATTTTGCAAGTTGGTCACCGGGTGTAATAACACTTATAAACCAAGATACAACTATAAACGCTGGCCAAGATTTAGGTGTGTTACAGTTTGTAGGTAAAGATGACCAAACAAACGGGTACGCTTCTTCTATGATAAAAGGATTAACAGCTTTTACTGGTGGAAGTGGAAATTCTGGCGGGGGAATATTATCTTTCTTAACTTGCACGGGTTACAGTGGTCCTAGTGAAAGAATGCGTATTATCCAAAACGGCGATGTTGGGATTGGAGCGACTAGTCCTAGTGAGAAGCTAGAAGTAAATGGTTCTGTAAAAGCAACCGCGTCAACTGATGCATATAAAGGATATATCAAACAGACTATATTTGCAGGTGCGAACGAAAAATCTACAACTTCTAATTACAATCTTATTCCATATAGTACTCTTACAACGACAACTAGTAATCAAAGTTACAATAGAATGGTTGCCGCTTATGATGGTAGAATTAAAAAAGTATATATTAAAAATACTGGAGGTAATACACCTAACGCAACCGCTGTTAATTTTAAAAAGCAAACAAATAACGTAACATCTTCAACGGTATATAGTGCTACGGTGACTGGAAGCGGTGCGAATATGTCAGCATATTATGATTTTGCAAACAATGATTTTACTTTCAACGCAGGGGATTCTTTTGGTATTTTATATCAAACAACAGATTCCGGGAATGGCGCTAGGACAATGGGAGGTGTTGCTATAAACATAATTATTGAATATAATATAACTTAATATGGCTAATATAAACGATAACATAAGAACAAAAAAGCTTTATAAAAGCGGAGATACTTCAAGAGCATATAAAGATTCTAATGGAGAGATAGTTGTGCCTTCAAGCGTAGCGTCAGAGATAGCTGCGGTATCAGATATAACAGAGCTTCTTAATGACCATGATAACTACTCAAAGTCAATATATCTTTTAAAAGAAATAGAAAATATTAGATTAGACCTAGAAGAGCTACATACATTTATTAAAAATGCTTTTGGAAAAGACTCAACAAGCGCGGCATCCAAAGGAGAAAAAGGTGAAAGTGGCGCTACAGGTCCTCAAGGTCCTCAAGGACCTCAAGGAGCAACTGGAGCAACAGGAGCAGCGGGTGTAGCTGGAGCTAATGGTTCTAATGGAAAAAACGGTGCTGATGGCAATAGCCACTTAAGTAACGTAACTAGTATAGCGTTTAATTCTAAAACTAGTAGGTTGCAAGTTAATATAGGTGGAACGGTTTATAATTTTGCACCATCAAAATAAATAAAAATGATAACATACGATTGGAATTGTAGAACAGTAGATGCATATACTCAAGAAAAAGGTAAAACAAATGTAGTGTATAATGTGCATTGGATAGTAACAGGCACTCAAGAAGATTACTCAGCAACTAATATAGGTACTCAAGTTGTAACATTAAGTGAAGGTAGTGATTTTATACCACTTGAAGACTTAACTAACGAAATAATTGTTGGTTGGACAAAAGATGCTATAGGTGAAGAGCAGGTTAAAGCTATTGAAACTAGTATCGCTAGTCAAATAGAAGAACAAATAAATCCTAAGCACACAACCATTACAATAGATAAGTAAATATCGAGTAAAACGAGTAATAATAGCCATATGCTACAAAAGCATAAAACCAATAGTAATTTAAAACCAAAACCAATGACACTATTTTACCAGACTGAATCGTGGAGTAGTCACCCACAACCAGGCAAAAGCCAAGTTAAACTATGGAAACACATAGCTAACAAAGAAAACTGGAGAATTGTCCAGCTTGTTAATGGCTTTTACCAAACAGAGTACCAAGACATCAAAGATCCAGAAACATGGCATGATGTAACCAGGCGTGAAACCTTAGAAGGAGCTGAAACAGCTATCGACCAAACAGTAGCGCATTACTTAAATAAAGTTGAATTTATCAACGGACCTAAAGTAATAAAAACCTTTAAATAAACCACACTCAATCTAATTAAATTAAATCAAATATGGACGCAATTGTCAAAAACCTTAACTTCGGCGAAGACGCTAGAGTTAACGTATTTAAAGGAATAGAAAAGCTCACAAAAGCTGTTAGCTCCACACTTGGGGCTAGCGGCAAATGTGTGATGCTTGAGGATCATACTGGAAAACCAATTATAACAAAAGACGGTGTTACAGTAGCGGATTCAATAATCTTGCGAGACCCAGTGGAAAACATGGGTGCTACACTTTTAAAAGAAGCAGCAAGAAAAACAGTGAGAGAAGCAGGTGATGGCACCACCACCGCCACGGTATTAGCTCACGCTATATTAACTGAAGCTTATAAAGTTTCAGATAAATCAAACTCAAGAGAGTTAAAAGAAGGTATTAATAAAGCTGTAGAAAAAGTAATCACTTACTTAGAGTCTGCATCAGTACCTGTAGAAGGTAGTATGATCGATCAAATTGCTACTATATCTACAAATAACGATCCAAAGCTAGGTGAGATCATAGCCAACGCTTTTAGAGCTGTAGATAACACAGGGATTGTAATGATGGAAACCTCAGCAGAGGGTAAAACAGAAGTCGAAGTTATAGATGGTGTTCAATACGACAAAGGTCTTACGAACTCTCATTTTATAACAAACAAGCAAAACAAGTCAGCTGAACTTGAAAACGCATTAGTATTACTAGTTGAATCACCTATTGATACAATTAGGCAAATTCAATCAGTGCTGGAGCATGTAATAAAAAACAATAAACCTTTGCTGATTATCGGCGATTTAGAACAAGGTGTTTTATCTGCTTTAGCTATGAATAAAAACAAAGGCAATATCAAAGTCAATGTAATTAACGCACCTACTTATGGTATTAGCAAGAAAGAAGTTTTAGATGATTTAGCTTTATTAACTGGAGCTACTATAATAAATGAAGACCTAGGCGATGATATGGATTTAATCCAAGTAGAGCATTTAGGTAGTTGCTTAAAAAGTGTTACAACACACACAGAGACTATTCTTCAGTTTGGAGAATCTTCACAAGAAGTTCTAGATATTATAGATGAGATTAAAAATGAGTTGTCAAAAGATAACCCACCTCACAAAGTAATTAAACTTGAAAAAAGATTAGCAATGCTTGCTGCTAAAATAGCGATTGTAAAAGTAGGTGCTAATTCTGATATTGAATTAAAAGAAAAAACAGATAGAGTCGAAGATGCTATCTGCGCTACAAAAGCTGCTATTAAAGAAGGTATCGTTCCTGGAGGTGGTATAGCACTGTTAAATGCTGCGAAAAGTATAGTACCAAAATCAGATGGTGAGAAGCTGCTATTAGAAGCAATTAGAGCACCATTTAAGACAATACTAGAGAATGCTGGCATAACAGACGTAGAACTGCCAAAAGCTAAAGGAAGAGGTTTAAATGTGGTTACAGGAAAAATGGTAAATATGATTAACTCAGGTATTATTGACCCTTTACTAGTTACCAAGAGCGCTCTTCAGAACGCAGCTTCAGTAGCGACAACGATATTATCAACCGATTGTGTAATCAATAATTTAAGAATTGATGAAAGCGATAGGTAGAAACTTAATAATAGAAAAAATAAAAGAAGGAACCACCAAAACGAAAGGTGGTTTACTTCTTGCAGAAAACCAACGTGAGGATATACGTTACACTGAAGCTAATGTATTATCGGCTGGCGAACAAGTTGAAGGATTAAAAGAAGGTGATAAAATCTTTTTTGATCGACACGCTGGGCATAAAATAGAAATAGATAAAAAAACATATCACGTTATTAAAGCGCAAGATGTAGTTGTTGTTTTATGAAAAGGCTAGACGCAGATGACATAAAGAACATGAATCTGTTTAAACATTATCGTATAATACGTAAGTGGGCTTGCAGAAACAACAACCTTAACGATGCTGATCTAGAGTTATTAATTTACTTAGACTGCATGGATATGTTTACAAAAAAAGATTTCGAAGCTGGTAGTTATTCCTATAGTTGGGATAACCGCCGCTGGAATCGTTTGTTAAAAGAAGGTTGGATAGTTGTTTGGAGAAAAAGAAATAGAACAACTCAAAAGTATCATATATACAAAACATCGTTTAAGTGCAAGCATTTAATAAAGCATATGTATAGAATTATACTAGGTCAAGATGATCTACCAACTAGCAATCACAGAAACAGTATTATGAAGGGTAAGACGTACACTGATAAAGTTCTTATAACTTCTATTAAAAACGTCAATAAAGATAAAAACAGATAAAATGAAAGGTAAGAATTACGATTACAAAGAAGCTTACAATAAAAGCCTAACAGCTAAAGCTAGACTTCATTATCTTGAAAACGCTAGAAACGATCAAGATAGTCCTAACAATATGTGTTCACCAGCTCACTACGGTGACTCACCAGCTAAACAGGTTGGTATTATTGACCCTTTGACAGGTCAACCAGTTCAGCAAATGACAAACGTACCGCCTCAACAAGCTAATACGTTAGGCACTGCTCAACCGGTTTTCAAACCTCAAGCGCAACAAGCTGCTCAAGGTATTTATGGTGGAATAGAGCAAAGACAAAATGCAGTAAGTGCGACTCCTATGTTTAAGAAAAAATGTAACAAAAAATATTAATATGAAAAACATTAAGCAACTAAAAGTAGATTTAGCTGGCCAAGTAGGTGAAAACGCTGTTTGGGACGGACCATTAAGCAAAGAAGGTTTCCCAATGGGTAAAGGTTCTAGCTCCGGTAAAGATGGATTAGAAGTCTCTAAGTACCCATGCGACTGTGGGCCAGGACCAATTACACAACGCGCTAAAGTATATAAATAATATGAGTTCACCATTTCAACAAAAATTTTCAGCAAAAAACCCTGTAAAAACATTTACTCTTAAACAGCTAGAAAGACAAGCTAAGAAGGATGATAAAGAGATGTACAAGAATGCAGCTTTATTACCTCAGATAAATCAAGGTGATTACGACTACGAATCTGAAGACGAGCAAAAGTTTCCAGGCGACGATAGTTATACTTATGAAAAAAAAACTCAAGTAAAAAGTGATTCACCACTAGATATGTATGCTTACGTATCTACAGCTCCACATTTTCAAAGACTACAAGATAATATAGCTAGAGCTTTTTCACAAACTGGCGGTAAAACAAAAAAAGAAAAAGAAACTGAGTTTAAAGCTGAAACTGAAAAAGTATCAGAAAAGCTAAAAGAAACAACTGACAAGGGATTTAAAGACTACAGTGCTAAAGCAGATTTTAATTCTAAGTCTGGAAGTGTTTTTGATAAAGACGAAAACAACTATTTTAATAAATATGGACAATAACCCATCAAAAGGCTTAGGTGATACTATTGAAAAAATAACTACAGCAACAGGAGTTAAACAACTAGTTAAATTAGCTTCTGAAAAAATAGGAAAACCTTGCGGTTGTAATAAAAGAAAAGAAATGTTAAATAAAGCATTTCCTTATAAAAAATAAATATGGCTTTCAAACTAAATAACCCTCCTTTCCGCATGGACAACACTCCAATATATCGAGTAGATATGGAGGATGGTGTTATGGGAAAAGCTAATAATAATGGTTCTATAACCATAAACAAAAATTTAAACCCGGACGATGTAGAAAATGTAGTTGCTCACGAAAAAATTCATTTAGAACAAATGGATAGAGGTGATTTAGATTACGACGATAAATACGTATACTGGAAAGGTAAAAAATATTCACGAGCACAAATGCAAGAAGGTGCTAAAAACTTGCCTTGGGAAGCTGAGGCTTATAGAAGATCATAATGAAGACGTCTAAGACAGGTTATTTAAGAAACAGCCCTGATGTTAACAAGCCTCAAAATATTATACAAGGAGGCGATATAACAATGAAAGGAGTCGATTTTAAAGTACTAGGTACCGACAACAGAGGATATACAAAAATAATGCAACCAGGATATGATTATAAATTTCCTGGAGCTAAATACGTAACAGAAACACCCATCAAAAAAACAAATATGGAATCTAACAAACAAGAAAAGAAAAACTTATTAAAAGACAATCCAATCGCTTCTCACGGATCTTGGATTTCAAAACACTCAATTGCAGCTGGATCACCAGTACATTTAGGAGGATCTGGAAAAAGTCCTTTATATCAAGATATAAGAGGCGGTTTTCAACCAAATAGAGCAAACGTTGAGTTAGATAAAACTACTAGACTTACACGTGATAGCCAGGTTGTGAAAGACCGTAAATCAGGTGAAGTTGTTATTGGAGGTGGTTATGACTCTGGTGGTAAATTTATACCTAAAACTGCAGCTCAAAAAGCTTCTGATTTTGATCAAGATCCTAGAAACCCAAAAGGTTCTGAAGCTAAAAAAAGATATAAAGCAACAAAAGAGAAAGAGTTTAATAAACCTGAAAACGTTGCTAAAAGAGAAGCTAACAAAGCAAAATTAGACGCAGCTAGAAAAGCTAAGCAAGAGAGAGATAAGAAAAAAGGCTAAAAAATAAACATTAGTAATTATGTGTAATTATAATATTATAACAATTAAATTTAATATTATGAAAAAATTACTTATTACAATAGCTTTATTTTTTACAGTACTAACCTCTAAAGCTCAAGAAGCATTTGAAGGTGTTTGGGTTACGAAAGGATCAACATATAAAACTGTTATTTTAGCTAGCGATTACGCTGTTGTTAAAATTATTAATTATAGTTTTAAAGAAGATGCTACACTAAATGAGGTTATACTAAGCCAAACAGATACTACTATGACTACTTCGATACACAACCCAAGAAATGGTTATACTATTGGAATGTCTTATACTGTTATAGATAAAGACACTTTACAATGTGTTTTTACAGGGGATGAAAACAGTACTGTATTAATGAAAAGAGAATAAATGAAAAAAATAATTCAATGGCTAACAGGTGGCGTTATCAAAGAAGTTGGTGACGTCATCGACAAGCTTACTACAACCGAGGAAGAAAGGTTGGAAGTAAAAAAGCAAATACAGCAGATATTAGAAGACGCAGACAATAGAGCTCAAGAAGAGGTTAGTAAGCGTTGGGAAGCAGATATGAAGTCTGATAGTTTTTTAAGTAAAAACATTAGACCAATGATCTTAATATATCTAACTGTAATTTTTACGTCTTTAGCTTTCTTTGACGGTAATATCGGTGAGTTTGGACTAGCTAAAGAATATATACCAATATTTCAAACATTACTAGTGACGGTTTACGGAGCTTACTTCGTAGGTCGTACCTGGGAAAAAGCAAAGTCAATAACAAACAATTAAATTAAATCAAATGAGTAAAAAAATCACAGAAGAACAATTAAAAAAAGTAAACGAAAGTCAAGAAAACTTATCAGCTTTAGTTAATCAAATTGGTATTTTAGAAACCCAAAAACATGGACTATTACATGATGTTGCTAAAGCCAATAAAGATTTAGAAGAAGTAAAGGCTGAGTTAGAAGCGGAGTATGGGCCAGTTAATATAAACTTGAAAACTGGAGAATACGAAGCTATAGAAGAAGACGCTAAACTAGAAAAAGCGTAATATGTCTTCTATTGTAAGAAAAATAAGTATTGGTTCTGACTACAAAAACGATGCAATGCATTATTCTGTAGGTCAACAAGTTTATGGCGGTCACGAGATCTCACATATACTTTTTGATGAAGAAGATAACTCTTACAATATTCACATTAAAAAAAACAATGAGATAATGCCATGGAAGAAATTTAACTCTAACATGGCAATATCCGTTGAATATGACTTAGAGTATTGAAAAGTTTATACGACTTTATAGTAGAGCCATTAGGCGATAAATACAGTAATAAAATAACAATAGCTGGTAAGGAGTTAGTTGTAAATACAAAGATTGAAGATTTCAAGTTTGTTAATAGGCTAGCTAAGGTAGTAGAGACACCTCAGGCTTTTAATACTGATATTGAAGTTGGTGATATAATTGTTATACACCAAAACGTGTTTAGAGTATTCTATGACATGAAGGGAAGAAAAAAGAAAAGTAGATCTTGGTTTAAAGATGAATGGCATTTTTGTGCTATAGATCAAATTTACTTATATAATAAAGGTGACAAATGGAGGTCTTTTGGAGACAGATGTTTTGTTTCGCCAATAAAAAATACAGAGTCTTTAACGCTAGATAAAGAAAAAAGCCTTGTTGGTATATTAAAATATGACAATAGCTCCTTAAATGCGCTAGGAATTAACTCAGGAGACTTAGTTGGTTATACGCCAAACGGAGAATGGGAGTTTTTAATTGATGGTAAAAGATTATACTGTATGAAATCTAATGATATCGTAATTAAATATGAATACCAAGGAAACGAAGTTGAACATAATCCAAGCTGGGCAGAGAGCGGTGGAGGAGTTAATCAAAGTAGCTAAAGAAGCTATTGTTGATTCAGATGACGATATATCAGCTGATAGGTTAAAGAATGCTGCGGCTACAAAAAAGTTAGCTATATTTGATGCTTTTGAAATATTAAATAGAATAGAAGCTGAAGAGAATATGTTAAATGAAAAACCAGTGGAGGTTAAAGAAGAGAAATCTTTTAAAGGCTTTGCAGAAGGGAGATCTAAATAATGTACGAGCAGACTTTATATAAAATACTTAAAGACCACGTTAAACCTAAAGTTATAAAAAGAACTAATAGGTATAAGAAATGGGAGTACGGTTATAACGAAGAACACGATATGGTTGTTATAAGTAAGACCGGGCAAATAGGTGAGATTTATGAAATACAAGATTTAAAAATAGCTTTGCCAAAAGCTGAAAATGTACATACATTTGAAGAAGACAGGTGGAAGCACACTGAATACCCAAAGGAACTTAGTAAAATCAAATCAGTATTTGATTGGGAAGAATATCCTTTGGACTTTAAAGAAAAATGGTATGATTACATTGATGAAGAATTTAATAGAAGAGAACAAGGCTTTTGGTTCTATAATAAAGGTTTGGCTACTTACATTACTGGTACTAACTATATGTACTTGCAGTGGAGTAAAATTGACGTCGGGCAGCCAGACTTTAGGGAATCAAACAGATTATTCTATTTATTCTGGGAAGCTTGTAAAGCCGACCCGCGCTGCTACGGCATGTGCTACCTTAAAAATAGACGGTCAGGTTTTTCATTTATGGCAAGTGGGGAAACGGTTAACCAAGCAACAATATCTACAGATGCACGCTTTGGTATACTCTCGAAGTCTGGACCCGATGCAAAGAAGATGTTTACTGACAAAGTTGTCCCAATATCAGTTAACTACCCCTTCTTTTTCAAGCCAATACAAGACGGTATGGACAGACCAAAGACAGAGCTCGCGTACAGAGTACCAGCGTCAAAGTTCACAAGACGTAAGCTTGACTCAAACGAGAAACTACAAGAGATCACAGGTCTCGATACCACGATCGACTGGAAGAACACAGGGGACAACTCGTATGACGGTGAAAAACTAAAACTACTAGTACACGATGAAAGTGGAAAGTGGGAAAGACCAACAAATATATTAAACAACTGGAGGGTAACTAAAACTTGTTTAAGGTTAGGTTCTAGAATTATAGGCAAGTGTATGATGGGATCAACATCAAATGCTTTAGATAAAGGAGGAGATAACTTTAAAAAACTTTACAATGATTCAGACGTTACGCAAAGAAATGCCAATGGACAGACTCGCTCAGGACTCTATTCTTTGTTCATACCTATGGAATGGAACTACGAAGGCTACATTGATTCTTATGGCTTTCCTGTATTCAACACACCAAAAAAAGAAGTTGTAGGTCCTTTTGGAGATGTTATAGCTCAAGGAGTAATAGAATATTGGGATAATGAAGTTGAAGGTCTTAAAAATGATCAAGACGGTTTAAATGAATTCTATAGACAGTTTCCGCGTACAACTAAACACGCGTTTAGAGATGAGTCTAAAGAATCTTTATTTAATTTAACAAAAATATATGAGCAAATAGATTTTAATGAAGATCTTAAAAACTCAATATCAGTTACGCAAGGAAGTTTCCAGTGGGAAAACGGTGTTAAAGATACAAAGGTTATATTTGTACCAAATAAAAACGGTAGATTCAGAGTTTCTTGGGTTCCACCTTTAAATCTCCAAAATCGTGTGATAATAAAGGGAGGAGTTAAATATCCAGGTAATGAACACTGTGGAGCTTTTGGTTGTGATAGTTACGATATATCAGGCACAGTTGATAAAAGAGGGTCAAACGGATCTTTACATGGTTTAACTAAGTTTAGTATGGAAGACGTACCTCCAAACCATTTCTTTTTAGAATATATAGCTAGACCACAAACTGCTGAAATATTTTTTGAAGATGTTTTAATGGCTTTGGTTTTTTATGGTATGCCAATATTAGCAGAAAATAACAAGCCTAGATTATTATATCATTTAAAAAGAAGGGGCTATAGAAAGTTCTCTATAAATAGACCAGATAGAAAATACAATAAATTATCGGTAACAGAAAGAGAATTAGGTGGAATACCGAATTCAAGTGAAGATATAAAACAAGCTCACGCTGCAGCAATTGAGTCTTATATAGAAGACTTTGTAGGGTTAAAAACTACAGGTTATGGTGATATGTACTTTCAAAGAACACTAGAAGACTGGGCTAAATTCAATATAAATAACAGAACAAAGCACGATGCTTCTATTAGTTCTGGACTTGCTTTAATGGCTTGCAATAAACATAGATACGCTCCATCAGCTCCAATAAGGAGAGAAGCTGTAGATTTAGGAATTAAAAAATATGACAACAAAGGTGTCACATCAAAAATAATAAGTTAAATGGGTATATACACTAACACCAATAGCGCTTTTCCAAGCCAAGTAGTAAGCGACGCTGAAAAAGCTAGCTGGGAATACGGAACTCAAGTTGCTCAAGCAATAGAGTATGAGTGGTTTGACCAAGGGCGAACTGGAGGTAATAGATATCTAACTAATTGGAATAATTTCCACTCGTTAAGACTATATGCTAGAGGTGAACAACCTGTGCAGAAATATAAAGATGAATTATCTATTAACGGCGATTTGTCTTATCTTAATTTAGACTGGAAGCCAGTACCTATTTTATCTAAGTTTGTAGACATCGTAGTTAACGGTATATCGCAAAAGTCTTATGACATAAAAGCTTACTCTCAAGATCCTAGCTCAGTTAAAAGAAGAACTGAATATGCTAGCAAGCTTCAAGAGGATATGGTTGCTAAAGAGTATTTAGATAACTTAAAGCAAACATTAGGTATTGATCTACATCAATCACCAAGTGGAGTTGTGGTTCCAGAATCTAAAGAAGAGTTAGAGCTACATATGCAACTTAGTTATAAGCAATCAATTGAAATAGCTGAAGAAGAAGCTATATCAACTGTATTTGCTCAAAACAAATATGATCTTGTAAGACGTAGATTGAACATGGATCTTACAACTATTGGTATTGCCGCTGGTAAAACTAATTTTAATACAGCTGAAGGAATTACAGTTGATTACGTGGATCCTGCTTATATGGTTTACTCATATACAGAAGATCCAAACTTTGAAGATATATATTATGTAGGTGAAGTAAAATCTATAACAATACCAGAACTTAAAAAAGAGTTTCCTGGTATATCAGAAGAAGAATTAAAGAAAATACAAGAAACACCTGGTAACAGACAATATATAACTGGTTGGGGTAATTACGATGAAAACACTGTACAGGTTATGTACTTTGAGTATAAGACATACCACAATCAAGTGTTTAAAATAAAGCAAACAGATTCAGGTTTATTAAAAGCTTTAGAAAAGCCAGATACATTTGATCCGCCTGAAAATGACAACTTTGAAAGAGTGTCTAGATCAATAGAAGTTTTATATACTGGCGCTAAAGTTTTAGGAACTAACACTATATTAGACTGGAGTTTAGCAGAAAATATGTCTAGACCAATGGCAGACACAACTAAAGTTGAAATGAATTACACGATATGTGCTCCTAGAATGTATAAGGGACGCATAGAGTCTGTTGTAAGTAAATGTATTGGATTTGCAGATATGATTCAACTAACGCATCTTAAACTGCAACAGGTAATGTCTAGGATGGTACCAGACGGTGTATACTTAGACATGGACGGTTTAGCTGAAGTAGATCTTGGTAATGGAACTAATTATAATCCTGCAGAGGCATTAAATATGTATTTCCAAACTGGTTCTATTGTAGGTAGATCAATGACGCAAGACGGTGATATGAATCCAGGTAAAGTACCTATTCAAGAACTTAACAGCTCAAGCGGTTTAGGTAAAATACAAGCTCTTATACAAACGTATCAATACTATTTACAAATGATACGCGATGTGACCGGATTAAATGAAGCTAGAGATGGAAGCGCGCAAGATAAAAACTCGTTGGTAGGTCTTCAAAAAATGGCCGCTAACGCATCTAACGTCGCGACTAGGCATATTAAACAAGCTAGTTTATATCTAACATTAAAGCTAGCTGAAAACGTGTCTCTTAAAATAGCAGATGCTTTATATTTTCCATTAACAGCCGAGTCGCTTAAAAACTCTATATCAACTTTCAACATTGAAACATTACAGCAGGTTGTTGATTTAAACTTATATGACTTTGGTATATTCTTAGAACTAGAACCAGACGACGAAGAGCAAGCCAAGTTAGAACAAAATATTCAAGTTGCATTAGGTGAGGGTGGTATTGATTTAGAAGATGCTATAGATTTAAGACAAGTTAAAAATCTTAAGCTAGCCAATCAAATGCTTAAAGTTAAGCGCAAGCAAAAAGCTGCTCAAGATCAAGCTAATCAACAAGCTAATATACAAGCTCAAGCTGATGCTCAGGCTAGTACAGCTGAAAAAACAGCGATGGCTGAGGTTCAAAAGCAAGAGGCTATATCAGGTTCCAAAGTTCAATATGAGCAAGCTAAAGCTCAAATGGAAATAAACAAAATGCAAATAGCAGCTGATTTAGAAAAAATTAAAATGCAACAGAAGTTTGAATATGATATGCAATTAAAGCAATTAGAGGTTCAAGCAATGCAACAAAAAGAAGCAGCTATAGAAGATAGAAAAGACAAGCGTAGCAAAATGGAAGCTACACAACAAAGTGAAATGATAAGCCAGCGTCAAAACGATAGCTTACCTAAAGACTTTGAAAACGAACCCGATATGGGTATGCAAGCTTTCATGTAGAAAGTAACAACTATTTAATTATATTATATTATGTCAGAAGTAAAACAAGAAGGTGACTTTAAAATAAAGTCAAAACCAAAGCCTAAAAACTTAGGTAAAAAAAATGAAATCAAAAAGGTTGAATTAAAAGAACCAGTGAAAAAAGTTGAAGAGGAAGTTACCAAAGTGGTAATACCTACAGAAGAAACAAAAGTAGAAGATGCCATTCAAATCGGAGAAACAAAGGAAGTATCTGTGGAAGAACCATCCGGAGATAGCATTAAGGTGGGAGAACAAGTACAAGAGCCCGTCGAAGATGTTAAAGAGTTTACACCAATCAAAGAAGTTGAAGTAGCAAAGGTAGGAGCTGAGGTTAAAGAAGCGTTAAGAGATGAAAAAGTACTAGGTAAGCAATTACCTGAAAACATCGAAAAGCTAGTTAGCTTCATGGAGGAGACTGGTGGAACTATTGAAGACTACACGAGACTTAATGCTGATTACTCTAGCATTAATGAAACAACATTATTAAAAGAGTATTATAAAAAAAATAAACCTTATTTAGACGAATCAGACGTTGAGCTTCTATTAGAAGACTTTTCTTACGATGAAGAACTAGACGAGGATATAGATATACGCAAGAAAAAACTTGCGTTTAAAGAAGAAGTTGCAAAGGCCAAAGGTTTTTTAGAGGAGACGAAAAGTAAATATTACGATGAAATCAAGTTGAGATCAAACGTAAACCCAGACACTCAAAAAGCAATGGACTTTTTCAACCGATACAACAAGCAGCAGGAAGTAGCTGAGCAACAACACTCTAAGTTTAAAGAAAGTACTAAAAAACTTTTTAGCGATGGTTTCGAAGGTTTCGATATCAAAGTCGGTGATAAGAATTACAAGTACAATATTCAAAACACAGATAAAGTTGCAGAAAACCAATCAAACATTAACAACCTTGTCGGGAAGTTCCTAGACGCTGATGGTAATGTTAGTGACACGAAAGGTTATCACAAAGCTATGTATGCCGCTGACAACGTAGATAAAATTGCCGCTCATTTTTATGAGCAAGGAAAAGCTGACGCTGTAAAAGACGTTATGAACAAATCAAAAAACTTAAGTGATACCAAAGCTAGGTCTCAACAAGGTGATGTGTTTGTAAACGGATTTAAGGTTAAAGCTATTTCAGGCGCTGACTCTACAAAACTAAGAGTAAAAACAAGAAAATTTAACTAAAAAATTAAAAAAAATGGCAATAACTTATAGCCCAGATCCTTTTTTAGGATCAATCAAGCCGTCTCAAAAACAACAGACGCTTGAATCAAATTACCTAAACTTCACAGATGGTGGAGGAAATGACTTCGCACAACAGTATTTACCTGAGATTTACGAGCAAGAAGTAGAGCGTTACGGAAACCGTACGTTATCTGGATTCTTACGTATGGTAGGAGCTGAAATGCCAATGACTTCTGATCAAGTTGTATGGTCAGAGCAAAATAGATTACACATCGCTTATGATGGTGTAGCTTCTAACGTAGCTGGAACAGAACTTACTATCACTGTTGGTGGAGCTGGAACTGCTTTCGTTCAAAACGTTGTGTCTCCAGGACAAACAATTGTAGTAGCTGACCCAGCGACTGGTGTTGAATTAAAATGTTTTGTAGACGCTTCTGGCGCTACTCCAGGATCTGCTTTAGCAGCTGGTGTTTTACAAGTAACTCCTTACACTCAAGATACTCTTGCAGGTGGTGGTGCTGGTGAAGTTGATTTATCAGGCTCAACAACTTTGAAAATCTTCGTATATGGTTCTGAGTTTAAAAAAGGAACAACTGACGATAGTTTAATTTCTGTTGAACCATCTTTTACGCAGTTTAGCAATTCACCAATAATCATTAAGTCTAAATATGAGATCAATGGGTCTGATATGGCGCAGATTGGATGGGTTGAAGTTGCTACTGAAGACGGAACATCTGGTTACCTGTGGTATTTAAAAGCTGAGTCTGAAACTCGTTTACGTTTTGAAGATTATTTAGAAATGTCTGTAGTTGAAGGTGAGCTAGCAAAAGCTGGTGGAACTCTAGCAACTGCTGGTTACAAAGGTACTGAAGGTTTATTTGCAGCTGTAAAAGATCGTGGTAATGTTGTTACTGGATTTAGCGCTGTTGGTGAAACTGATGCAAATCGTTTAGCTTCTTTTGATGAAATTCTTAAAAACTTAGATACTCAAGGTGCGATCGAAGAAAATATGCTTTTCTTAAATAGAGCTACTTCTTTAGATTTTGATGATATGTTAGCTAGTATTTCTAATGGAACTAACGGAGGAACTGCTTTTGGTTTGTTTGAAAACTCAGAAGAAATGGCTTTGAACTTAGGATTTAGCGGTTTCCGTAGAGGATCTTACGACTTCTATAAGACTGACTGGAAATACTTAAACGATGCTTCAACACGTGGTGGAGTTGCAGTTGCTAGTATTGATGGTATATTAGTACCAGCTGGAACTTCTACTGTTTACGATCAAATCTTAGGAACTAACATCCGTCGACCATTCTTACACGTACGATACAGAGCTTCACAAGCTGACGATCGTAGAATGAAGTCTTGGATTACTGGTTCTGCAGGTGGAGCTTATACTTCTTCATTAGATGCGATGCAAGTACATTTCTTAACTGAAAGATGTTTATGTGTGCAAGCTGCTAATAACTTCGTGTTATTTAACGCTGCATAAAGTAAATAAATGTAATTTTTACCCTCGTTGAACTGACGGGGGTAATTATTACTCTTATATGACATTAGCCTGTTACTATTTATATACTATGGCTATTGTCACAATTTTAAACTATTTAATTTTATTATATCATGGCTAAAAAAGCTAAACAAGCAGAAGAAGCAATTGAGGTTGCACCTCAATCAACTAGTGTAAAAAATGCACCAGTTCAAAAACCCACAAAACCAACGTGGGAAATTAAAGATAGGACTTATTTTTTAAAAGGTCCACAAACCCCACTCACACACACAATACCTTCAAGACATAGTTCTAGATATCCATTAATTTGGTTTGATGAAAATGAAAACACTCAAAAAGAACTTAGATATGCTACTAACCAAAACTCTGTATTTGTTCAAGAACAAAAAGGACAAGTCACTCTAGGTCACATTATATTTAAAAATGGAACTTTAACTGTACCAAAAGAAAAACAAAACTTACAAAAATTACTATCTCTTTACCATCCTTACAAGGATGTTAAATACAGTGAGTTTGATTCAGTTAAAAAAGCTGTTGATGAACTTGATTATTTAAACTTAGAGTTCGACGCAATGTCTGCTGCTAAGACAATGGATATAGATCAAGCAGAAGCTATACTGAGAGTTGAGTTAGGGTCTAAAGTAACAACCATGGGATCTAAAGAATTAAAAAGAGATTTATTGTTATTTGCTAGACGTAACCCATCAACTTTTATAAGTCTTGCTAATGATGAAAATGTTATGCTACGTAATTTTGCTATTAGAGCATCTGAATCTGGTATTATAAATTTATCAGGAGATCAAAGAACATTCACATGGGGATCAAACGGTAGAAAATTAATGAATGTACCATTTGATGAAAATCCTTATTCTGCATTTGCGGCTTTCTTAAAAACCGACGAAGGTGTAGAAATCTATAAATCTATAGATAAAAAACTATAAAAACAAGTAATACTAATATAATGGAGGCTACGAAAGTGGTCTCCACTATATTATAATAAAAAATATAAAATGGCAGTAAGTGTAGATAAAGTATATAAAACAGTCTTGTTTGTACTAAACAAAGAACAAAGAGGTTATGTAACTCCTGCTGAGTTTAATAGTGTAGCTGAACAGGTTCAGTTTCAAATATTTCAATCTTACTTTCCAGACGGTAACCAACAATACCGTAAAGATCAAACAAACTCTCAAAACGATACAGAGTTCTTTAACATGTTTAAAGATATAGAATACAAGTTATATCCTTTTGAAGAAGACTCAAGTTTTACTTATGATAGTTCTACAGACGTTTTTTCTACTAATGCTAATGTTTACAAAATAGGTGAAGTAATATCAAACTACACGGACGCAAACCCTATTATAAACTCTACAACTCAATTAGTTAGTAAAGCAGAGTTTAATAAAATATCAAGATCAAAACTTACAGCTCCAAACAAAAAAAATCCTTTATTCTTCACAGGAAATGCAGGAGGTGCTTTAACACTAAAAGTAACGCCTACTCCAAACTCTATAACTGTAAACACTATACTAACCCCTACGCCTCCAAAATGGGGCTTCACCGTTGGTGGTTTAGGTCAGTATGTTTACAACTCAAGCTCTTCTACTGACTTCGAATTAGACGTTTCAGAACAAACGCTTTTGGTTTTAGAAATATTAAAATATTTTGGTATCGTAGTAAACGACCCAACAATAATTCAAGCAGCTTCACAAGAAGCTCAAAAAATGGAAATTAACGAAAAAAGCTAATAAATGAGTTTAATAACGGAAACAAACCAACAATATTATCAAGGCGCTCAAGGCTTTAGAGGTAACAACGTTAAAACGTCATTTCCAACTACTTTTAATACAGATTTAATATTAGGGCATTATGATCCTGATAATATAAACTACTCTTTAAATAACTTTAAATTATATACAAGTGCAACTGGTTTACCGGGTGAATATGAAGAATATATTACAGAGTTTTTTGTTGTAAATAATGCTATTGAGTTCACAAATCCTCCAGTTGCTGGTTTATATATAGTTGTTCAATTAAAAAAACTAGACGGAGGACTTTATGGTAATGACGAAATAGATAAAGCTTACGGGCAGATTGTTGAAAACAATTATGGAAGTTATTCTTATATTACACTAAGTGATGCTATAGACAACTTTCTAGTTGGTTATGTTGGTGAAGGCAAGTTAATACAGTCAGCTAAAAAATCAGACGTATTGTTTTTTGCTAAAAGAGGTTTGCAAGAATTTAGCTACGACACTTTAAAAAGCGTAAAAACTTCAGAGTTAACTATACCTCAAAATTTAACTATAGCTTTACCTCAAGACTATGTTAATTATGTTAGGACTTCTTGGACAGATAGAAACGGTATAAAACATATAATATACCCAACAAACAATTTAACAAATAGTCCTTATTATACTAACATACAAGACTCAAAAGGAGTACCAACTCAAGATAATTTTGGAGAAAACGTAGAAGGCACTTCTCTTATACAAGAAAGATGGCATAGTAACAGTAACCCAGATCTTAATGATTATTTAGCAGAAAGCCCAGACACTTTAGGGTTTAATTTTTCAGGTAATGGAGATTTTATATACGCGAACTATAGAAGACAGTATGGTTTAGATCCTCAATACGCCCAAAAAAACGGTTATTTTAACTTAAACGAAAGAGAGGGTAAAATGTCTTTTTCTAGTGGATTAGTTGGTGAGCTTATATTGCTAGAGTACATATCTGATGGCTTAGCGTACGATACAGATACTAAGATACCTAAACTAGCAGAAGATGCATTATATGCACATATATTGCATGCTATAATATCAACACGTGCCAATCAACCAGAGTATGTAGTTCAAAGGTTGAAAAAAGAAAGATCTGCTAAATTAAGAAATGCAAAAATAAGATTATCTAACATAAAGATTGGTGAAATTGCTCAAGTAATGAGAGGTAAATCTAAATGGATTAAACACTAAAATTAAATGGCTAAAGTAAAAAATAGTTTCTTAAGGTCGAAGATGAATAAAGATCTCGACGATAGATTATTACCTAACGGTGAATACAGAAACGCTGTAAACATAACTATTAATAATTCTGACGGTGAAGATGTAGGTACTGCTCAAACTGTTAGAGGTAATTTACAAGTTATAGATTTCAATGTTAACGTAACTGGTGTTGATGATTTACACGTTATAGGTTTATTAGATGATGAAGCTTCTGATACTGTTTTTGTTTTTTTAACAAACAACGAAAAACAATCATATAAGCCAAACAGATATAGCGCTATAGTTTCATGGAACGTAAACCAAGCTACAACTAGCGCTAAAATAATAGCCGAAGGTAATTGGTTGAACTTTTCAACCTTAAATCCTGTAGTGGTAAATCTTCTTGAAGATTTGTTATTTTTTACAGACAATAGAAATCAGCCTAGAAAAGTAAATATAAACTACCAAACTGGTTACTACACAAGTGAAGATCAAATATCAGTTGCTAAATACTACCCTTACCAATCAATAGAGCTTTATCAGGGAAGTCAAATTTCTGACGCTGAAGTTTTAACAACTACATCCACAGCTGCTTCAACTGGTGTAAATACAGTTACATGTCTTAGTGTTAGTGATTTAGAAATTGGAAATGTTTTAATAAGTGGTGGGGCTGGAGTTCCTTATAATACTTTTGTTATAAATATAGATGTTCCTACTTCAACCGTAACTTTAAGTCAGAACGTAACTATAGCTTTATCTGAAACTCTTGTTTTTTCTTCACCTGAAACAACTATGAAAGATGCTATATCAGAATATCTACCACCAACAGGTAGCGGTTTTGTTATGGATCCTAATACACCACCCCCAAATACAGAGTTTTATTTAACAAACTACACTGGTTATGTAAACTTAGCTGAAACAGTATCAGGAGGCATAGGTTTTAGCGTTTTTAAAATAGTCGGTACAAGCGTTGTAGATACTGGATCTAAAGTTGTTTCTGTACAAAAAGATTCTACATTAAATACAGATAATCCCGCTGTTAGGATTCCAACTTTAAAAGTAGAGGTAGATCAAGCACCTAACCCTGCTTTAGCAGCAGATGAAGAGATTTTATTTGCTATACCAAACCCTTATTATGATTCAAATTTTGCAGCAACTGCTAATGTTGATTATTTAGAAGATAAGTTTGTTAGATTTTCTTACAGATTTAAGTTTGATGACGGCGAGTATTCTTTAATCGCGCCTTTTACACAACCTTGTTTTATACCTCAACAAGATGGTTATTTCTTAGCAGAAGATTTTATAGCAAAAAATCCAGATACTTTTGATGTTCAAAATGACGTTGAAATAAGCGACGAGAAAAGAGCTTATCAAAGTACAGAGGTTTCTTTTATGGAAAACAAAGTTAATAAAATAACTTTAAACATACCGCTACCTTACAAAGCAGGTGAGATGCAAAGTAATCTTAAGATACAAGAAATAGATATACTATATAAAGAATCTAACGAAATAGCTATAAAAGTAGTAGATACTATACCTGTAAATTCTACTAATTTTTCTGGAGATAATATATATTTTACTTACGAATACGGTTCTAAGTCTCCTTTCAAAACAATTCCAGAGTCTGAAAACACTAGAGTATATGATAAAGTGCCAGTAAAAGCTCAATCTCAAGAAATAATAAGTAATAGAGTTGTATATGCTAATTATCAAGACAAGCATATGCCGCCTAGTTTTTTAGATTACAACCTTGCTGCTAATGAAAAGTTTGGTTTTGGACCAGGTATTTTAAATTCATTTGGAACTAGTAAGATAGAATATCCAAACGCTTCTTTAAAACAAAATAGAAACTATGAAGTAGGTATAGTTTTAGCGGATAAATTCGGTAGACAATCCACTGTTATATTGTCAGAGTCTGAGTTTAATTCAATACCTTCTTACATAGCCTCTACTATATATAATCCTTTTAGAAACGAATCAGACCAACAAAATAATCCATCAGCATTTGATGGAGAATCACTTAAAGTTATATTTAACAGTTTAATACCATCTAGTTACTTAGATAGTCCAGGCCTTTATAATGGAGACCAAAGCTCTAATGACTATAATCCACTGGGTTGGTATTCTTTTAAAGTAGTTGTAAAGCAAGCAGAACAAGATTATTATAATGCGTATGTAGCTCCAATTATGGAGGGTTATCCTTTAGACGCAGAAAAAGAAGCTTTTGAAACATCTCATATATCTTTATTTGGTGACAATATAAATAAAATACCTAGAGATTTACAAGAACTTGGGCCTACTCAAAAACAATTTAGAAGTAGCGTTAAGCTTTGGCCTAGAGTAGCTTGCGATAAAGAAGTAGATGTAGCATTTACTAGAACAAACAATATCGCATCACCACAAGGAGGTTCTACAGTTGTTTCTTTAGGCACCGGAGGCACAACAGATGTAGAAGTTGGTATGGGTGTTCAAGGTATTAACATTCCACCTGGTTTAACGGTTAGAGCTGTAGATACTCTTGTTAATGAAATTCAACTTAGTGGTCCTGTTGAAATTTCTGCTACAACAACAATAACCTTTACATATGGCTCTGCGTTTTTTGATAATATTCAATTTTTTCCAAAAAGAGTTGGAGATATAGCTTCAGCTATTGGAACCATAGACGACTTGTTTGAAATACCAGAATCAAATCCTGCTGAAAGAAGAAAAGGTTCATCCAAAACCACTGCAGCTAATTTTCCATCACCCACCGCGCCAGCTAATCAATTAAATTTGATATCTATGGGTTCTGGTGGCACAGCTTTAGAGCTTCAACAAAGAGCTAAACTTTATTTAACGTTAAAAGTTGGAGATGAAGTTTCTAGTGTTTTATATCCAGATGGTAATACAATTGTGACTAGCATACAATCAACCCAAAACATTAACGATTACAGCATAGACCCTGGTCAACCCTCGCCCAACTCACCTTTTATATTAACAGTTTCAAACCCACCAGACACTAACAATGGAGGGTTTTCAGCCACAAACAATTTCGTAGGCTTTTCAAGCCCAGGAAGACCTGATTTTTTCTATAATCAGGATTCAGATCCTTTGATTGCTAGAATCAGTACAACCAAGCAAGCAGGCGTTCAGGTTCCAGCAAATGGATATCCTACAGTTGGAGGAGCTTTAAACATATATGAAGTAGAAGCTCAAAAATCTTTACTAGATATATATTGGGAAACATCTACAAGCGGTTTGATTAGCGAGTTAAATCAAGCTATATCTGATGGTCCTAGTGGAAATATTTACACGGAAGTACGTAACTGGCAAACTGAATTAACAGAAGAAACTAGACAAAGCGACGCGAATGGTGGTGTTTTTGTTCAAAGCTTTAAAGCTGTTTTAATAAACGAACAATCTATAACACCATTAGCTGACGCGACAGCGGATTTAGTTAGTGTGTACGAAGAAGGAAGTCCATCTAATACAAATAACTTGTTAGGAAATCCTTATAAAGACAGCTTTATGTTAGAATCTAATAACAACGGAACTTTTAAAATTAAAGTAGCAGCTCCTTATAGCGAATTAGCTGTTACTAATGGCGTAAACGATTTGACTTTTGAAATACATTTTAATCATCCGAATCAAGATCCCCAACCAAACCCGCCACCTTTTATAGCATATTTACCTGTACCTTTAGGTAACGTTGATCCGGCAATTACTAACTGTCCTAATAATCTTATTACTATCGGCTATAAAACAGGACCTAATGATCCAATCCACGAGTTTCAAGGTGTAAATGGAAGTGACACACCGGCCTTAAATCAATTAGATTTAGTTTGGAGTTTAGAATGCCCAGAAGCTCCGCTGGCTTTTACTATAGGTAATACTATAAACGAAGAGTTTCCAGATGAAAGCAATTGGGGTAAGGTTATGCCAACAGCTATTAACACCCCAGCGGATGTATATGATATTACGGTTACTTTAACAGATGGTGGTGGACTTTCTATAGACTGTGCTTTTCAAGTAGAATATATATCCGCGCTTAATATAACCTTTGAGAACGGAGTTAACTCTGCATGTATGAGCAACGGTAGTGGTTCGAGCTGTGGAGCTCCTTATAATGTAGAAGCCACTGGTAGTTTTACGATAGACAATGCAGATCCATTTGCAGGAGCTCCGTTTAAACTTAGAGGTAATGCGAATGGACCTGAAAACGAGGATTTAGAAATAGGTTATATTTGTAGAATATTTAATAATGCTGGTACAGAAGTAGCTAGTTTAAACGCTGGAACAGATAGAGTTTATGACGTTAACGAGTCTAACACTGAGTACTTGTTTGATGGAAATTACACTTATGAAATAGAAATAAATAATATTTCCCAGAATTTCCCGCCCTCATCAATAGGTGTCGGCGTAACTCAAGCTACAGCTACAATAATTAATGAACCTTAGGTTTTAGTAATTAAATAACAAATTAAGTGATAATATAAGAAAATGGCAGCAATAATAGAAGTTAAATACTTTAATAGTTTTTTGCTTAAAAAACAAGTAAAAGAACCTACGGCTAACAATATTGGCGGAATACTATGGAACGGATCTATGGGTATACCTCAATCTATTGGTGGTTACCAGCAACAAGTTGTTTCTGAGCCTAAAGTTTGGTTTATTGAAGAAAGTAGAATAAGAGCAGGTTATAATAATACATCGACTGATTACGGCGTTAGAGCGTATATAGTTGAAGATGCTCCCAAATCTTCTATTAAGCCAAATGGATTAATATACTCTGGTATATTTAACTCTAGAACTTCTATAAATCAAACCAATGTTTTCAGTGTAGGAGAAGAAATAACTAAAAGTGTTGATCCAGCTAATGGTTCAATACAGTTATTATATGCTGAAGATACAAACCTTATTGTTTTTCAAGAATTAAAAGTATCAAGAGCTTTAATAGATAAAGATGCTATATATTCTGCAGAAGGAGGTGGAACTGTAACATCCTCTAACTTAGTTATTGGAACAATACAGCCTTATGGTGGAGAATATGGAATAGGTACTCACCCAGAAAGCTTTGCAGTTTACGGTTTTCATAAATATTTCGTAGACCCAACACACAATGTTGTAATGAGATTAGGTGGTAATGGAAGCTTAGTTGAAATATCAAACACAGGTATGAGGGCGTTTTTTAGAGATAATATATCTTCTGTTGACTCTCCAGCTTTTGGTAAAGGAAAAATGATTGGTGGATGGGATATATACTCTAAAGAATATGTTTTATCTATTCAACCTTCAAATCCTAAGCTGCCTTATAGAACTTTAACTTTTGATGAAAATGTTAAAGGGTGGGTTAGTTTTTACACTTACAAGCCTAGTCAAATATTTAGTTTATCTAACAATTACTACACAACAAATGGTAGTAAAATATACGCTCACCATAACCCTAACACTGATTACAACTCGTTTTATGATGTTAAAGGTTTAAAATCCTCTATTTCTTTTATTTTCAATCCTCAGGTTAGTAGTGAGAAAGTATTTAGTACTATTAGTTATGAAGGAACTAGTGGTTGGGAAGTCACTTCTATAACTTCTGATGGAACAGGTTTTATACCTAATTATAATGAAAATTTTGGATATGCTTATGACACGTCTAATAAAATATATAGTTACGAACAGGGAGGTTATGACAATTTTGGAAATGAATACCCAGCACAATTAATACCTCCTATAAATAGAGCAGGTTTCGATAGAAAAGAAAACAAATATGTAGCTAACATAGTTAATTCATCTACTACTTTTAATGGTGAGGTTATTTTTTCCGAGCAAGTAAATGGAACTTCAGTTGGTAGATCTTCTGGTTTAAAAGGTTTTTATACAAATGTGACAATTTCGACAGATACAGCTACTGACGTTGGAGGCTATAAAGAAGTATTTGCAGTGTCTTCTAACTACACTTTTTCAAACGGATATTAAATGAATAATAAATATAAAAATATAAAGATATGCCAATAGGAGCAGGAGCAATAATAGGAGCAGGTGCTAGTATAATCGGTGGATTATTTGGATCTAGCTCAGCCAAGCGAGCTGCTAGAGCAGCAGCTGCAGAGAAAGCAAGGTTAGCAAAAAGATTGCATCATTTAGAAACACATAGATCACAAATTATTAACCCTTATGAAGATGTTAAGAGTTTGTCTGGGATTGCTAGAGATATGTCTAGTGAAATTTCTAATCCTTTCGCTAATTTAGGAGTAGCTACTCAAGCTGCTGAAATACAAATGGAGGAAAGTGACTTAGCTTTAGCAGCTTCGTTAGACACTATGAGAGCTACAGGTGCTGGAGCCGGTGGTGCCACTGCTTTAGCAAACGCCGCTTTAAGAAGTAAAAAAGGTGTTGCAGCCAATATAGAGCAACAAGAAAAATCTAACGAAGAAAAAAGAGCAGAAGGTGAGCGTCAAATGCAAGAGGCTAAAATGGCTGAAAAAGTACGAATTCAAGGAATTAAAATGTCTGATGCAGCTAGGGTTCAAGCAGCTCAAGCAGCCGGGAAACAATTTCAGTTTAGCGCTAAAGAAGCTAGAGAAGAAGGCCGCATAAGTAGAACTCTTTCGCAATTAACTGGCGCTGCGCAAGCCACAGCACAGGCTAAAGCAGATCAAACAGGCGCTATTACAGGTATGTTTGGATCTCTAGCATCTATTGGTGGTAGTTTAATAGGTCGTGGATAATAAAAAATAAAAAATGGAAAACAACTTAAATCAAAACCTTTTTTTACAGCAGTTTAACGAAAGTGACGCCATTGCTTACAATAAAGACTTTACGTCAGGTGTTAGCGATTACAACTTTCAAATACTAGACAATGCTTATAGAGATACGGGGAGAGTTTATGCTAAATTAAAATTAGCTATAGATTCAAACAATTGTCAAGATGAAACTTGCGCTTATGAATTATCAGAAATTAAACACTTGCAAGAAGCTCCGCAGTTATCCTTAGATTTTATATCTTCACTATTAGCAGAATTAAGCGTAACAGATGATTCAAACTTTGATCCAAACAATGACTTTAAGTATAAAGCAGCTAATAGCATTATGACAGCTAAACCTGGTTTTTCTAAGTCAGATGGTTATAATGTTTATTTAGATTTACTACCAGGTGGTTCTCAACAGATTGTTTTCACTGGCCCTGCTTTTCAAGAGCCATTAGTTATAAACAATACAGCTTTAAATGCTTTAATTGAATCAAACACTTCGCTTGTAGCGCCGACCCCAGATATAGATAAAAACATGTTAAGACTATTGACTGAAGTTGGTGTATTTTCACCTGACATGGTTAATGAAAATGGAGAGCTTGCAGCTCAAGCTAAAATAATTGAAGAATATGTGATTATTAATCCTGATGGAACCCCTGATTATGAGATCGTAGACATCGGAAATGGAAAAGGTAGAAACATACTTAAATACGATTTAGATAAAATCGAAAAGAAAGTAACTCCGTTTATAAACGCTGAGGTTGCTGGTTTACTTAGCTCTGAACAAGACGCAGTTGCAGCTTGGAACGTTTATATATCTAAAGGCACAAGCGTTGAAGAGGACGATCAAATGGTACAAAACGCTAATGCTGGAGAGAGCTCTTGGAGCTACACAGAAGACTTGCCACTTATGCAAGATAAAAAAGTTTTATTTGAAAAGAAATATAAAGAATACTTTATGAATAATTATCTGAAACAATTTACTACGAACCAATTACCTACGGTTCAGGCAGACGCTGCGGTATTTGATTTAGCTGAAGCTAAGAAAGCTAAAGCTCAAAAGTTTATTGACGATAATAACCTATAAATTTAATTAAATGACATTACTAGAATACATAACTTCTTTGCAAGACACTGGGTTATCTCAAGAAGAAATATTCGCTAAAGCTCAAGAGTTTAAGGGTAGAACAAAAACCAAAGAAATAGAGGTTGTTGAAGCACCTGTTGA